AAAACTAAAGTTAATTTAAAGACAGAAGTGATTCCTGAAGATGAAAAAGCTGTTAACATAGAGTTAGCTGAAGAAGCAACTAAAGGGATAGACACACCGAAATGATTTTAAATGATGTCATTACTGAAGTTAGAAGATTGCTGCAGGATGAGAATGCTCCTCAGCGATATTCTGATACAGTACTACTAGGGTTTGCAAACCAAGCTCTTAAACGAACTTCGGTATTAAGACCAGATTTATTTGCTTTTATGGGTACAGTTGCGTGTACCGAAAATGCAGTACTACAATCTACACCTACTGATTCTATAAGATTAATAGAAGTATTTTCTGTACAAGGTGGAGATGGAATTACAGAAACTAATAGAGAGATACTAGATCAATCATATCCACAATGGATTAATGATACAGCAGGTGCCTGTAGAAATTTTATGAGGCATACTAGAAACCCCAACAAATTTTTTATATACCCAAAAGCTCCAGCTAATCAAACATTAGTTGTAGAGTATTCACAGTCCCCACCAGTGTATGATGGAACAACAGCAGTAGCTTTACTACCTGATGCTTTTTTACCAGCTATTGTAGATGGTACGGTATATTTAGCAGAATCTGTTGATAATGAACATGTTAATTCAGGTAGAGCTGAATTGTTTTTAAAATCATTTACTCAAGCACTAGGTGTTTCAGCTTCTAATAGAATATTTACAGATACAGAAGCTGGAGGTTTACAGCCAGTAAATAAACAAAAGATTGAGGAGGACCTCACATAATGGCTACAAGGAATTTTTCAGATATTGTTAATAGATTATTACCTAGCGTACCAGGTTGTCCTACTCCTGTAGTAGAAAACTATGTACGTGATGCAGCAATAGAGGCGTGTGAACGTACTCTTGCGTGGCGGTACGAACAACCACGAATACGTTTAGTTGTAGGGAGTCATGATTATGAATATGAATGCCCAACTCAATCTGAAGTACACGCATTTATTACAGCTACGGTTAATGATGAGACATTAGTGCCTGTTACATTAGATAAAATATATGATTTATATCCTAAATGGCCTAACCAACCTACTGAAAATAGAGCTAAACCTAGGTATATAACACAGTTAGATCCAGATCATTTTTCTGTAGCACCCGTACCTGATAGTAGTACAGCGTATGATGTACGTATGATTGTGTGTTTAAAGCCGCTAAGAACGGCAACGAGTATGGATAAAACAGTTTTAGATGAATTAGAAAATGTTATTATGCATGGAGCACTACAACATTTATTAGTATTACCTGATAATAGTTGGAGTGATAGAGAATTAGCTTCGTATCATGCAAAGCAGTTTGCTTTTAAATTATCGGAGCGTAGAGCTAGAGCTAACTTAGGTGCGGGAAGAGCATCTATGAGAGTTCAAGGGCAACCATTTGGGTAATAGATATGGCAGATGTAATTAGATTAGTAAAAGGAGATGAGCTACCGCTTATTCAACTAACGTTAAATGATGATGTAGCTAATACTGCATTAGATTTATCAGCAAGTACTACTTCGGTATCTGTAAAGTTTAGAGCTACAGGCACTACAACAGTTTTATCTACAATAACTTGTGGTAAAACAACAGATGGTTCTGATGGTAAAATTCAATTTAACTTTGCTAGTAGTGTCTTAGATGTTGATGAAGGCTCATATGAAGGTGAGATAGTAGTTAGTTTTGATGGCAGTATTCATACTGTCTATGATTTATTAAAATTTAGAGTAAGAAGTAATTTCTAATGGCTAACATCAGACTTGTATCTGCTATTGCCGCAACGGCTATATCTTTTAGCGTTAGTGTTAATAGTGTTAGTTCTGTAGTTAGTGATAGCAATAAGATATCGGCTACAGTAAATACGTCTCAATTAGGTATAAAAGCATTTGAATTAATACCTACTCGCAAGCATGTAGATTCAATAGGTGTAAGTGATTCACCTAATGTCGTGCCAGAGTTAGGTAAGTTTGATAATGTTACACCAGCTGACGGGACTCAGGTATTTAGTATTAGTATTGTCAAGTCTGACTCAGTATCTGTGTCAGATACTCCTAATAAGATAATAAATTCTTCTGTTGATTTTGATATAAGTGATGATGATATAGACCCAGATCCTATAAATGTGTCTGAATCTGATGCTAAAACATTTACTACAAGTAGGACAGATTCTGCATCAGCTTCTGATTCACCATCATTACAGCCTAATATACCTCAAAGTGATAGTGTAACGCCATCTGAATCGGTTAACACAAAAGCTATAGGTACTAATCCTAGTGATTCAGCGTCTGTATCTGAGGTAGATGTTAAAAGTGCTAGTATAGTTAAAACGGATTCTGCGTCTGCTTCCGAGTCTGACGCTAAAACAATTACCCCGCAAGGGAAAACAGATTCTATATCAGTCTCTGATGCACCAGTATTACAGCCAAGTATAGTTAAGGCTGATAGTTCTACACCATCAGATGCTGTAAATTCAATAACTGTAAGCACAGCACCTAGTGATAGTGCCAGTGCTTCTGAAAGTATAAGCACACTACTTACACTAGGAACTCTTACACCTCTATACCCAGATACTGTAAATGTTTCTGATGGTACAGTCGGCTTTATATTTACTAGAAATGAGACCGCTACAGGTGTAATTGGTGGGCCAGGTAACATTGGTCAGGTTATAATGAATGATGATAGAATAACTGAGGGTGATTCATCGAACGCTGGACTTGTTATTAATTACATATATACTGAAGTTGATGACAGTTCGTTGGGTGGACACATGTGTAACGCTACTCCACTATCAGCTGGAGCTAAGACTTAAAGGAGATGGATAAATGATTAATGATTTAATTGAAGTAAAAGGTGAGTTAAAACTTACCCTTACTAGTCCACAAGGAAATGTAAAACACGAGGTTATCGTACCTAATTTAGTTGTAACAGCAGGTAAAAATTTTATTGCTGACCGACTAAAAAACAACACTACTGTTATGTCTCACATGGCAATAGGAACTGGAAGCACTGCGGCTGCAGCTGGCAATACTGCATTAGGCAGTGAAGCTGGACGTGTAGCTCTAACATCTAGTACTGTAACTGACAATGCTGTGGCATATGTCGGCTCATTTGGTGCTGGCACAGGCACAGGTGCAATTACAGAAGCTGGGCTTTTAAATGCTAGTTCAAATGGTACCCTCTTATGTAGAACTGTATTCTCTGTTATAAACAAAGGTGCAAACGATACATTAGGTATTACATGGACTGTAACTATAAGTTAAGAGGAGATATAAATGCCAGTAAAATTTGCGAATAACGCAGTATCTACACTAGCTTCAGGTATAAATAACTCTGCTACTAGTATAACTGTAGCATCTGGGAACGGAGCTTTATTCCCATCTTTAACAGGCAGTGAGTATTTTTTTGTAACTCTCATAGACGCATCAAATAATTTAGAGATTGCTAAATGTACTGCAAGATCATCTGATGTATTAACTGTTACTCGTGCACAAGAAAGCACTTCAGCTAGAGCATTTGCTACTGGCGACAGAATAGAACTTAGAATTACTGCACAATCTTTATTAGATGTTTCAACTCAAATAACTGCACTAGGGTCAGACCTAGGTACTAATGGTAATGATATAAATTTTGCTGATGGAAATAAAGCAAACTTTGGAAGCGATACCGATTTTGTAATTAAACATGATGGTTCAGGAGCATTTTTAGAAAACGGTACAGGAAACTTAAACCTTAGAGCAAAATCTGGTGAGGCAAGTATAGTAGCTATTCCAGATGCAGCAGTAGAACTTTATCACAATAACGCTAAAAAAATAGAAACTACAGCCAATGGTGGCACAGTATCAGGAGATTTAACTGTTACTAAAACGAGTGGAAACTGTGGGGTAAATCTTATAGCTGCAAATTCAGGAACAGCTTTTATTAATTTAGGAGACGCCGATGATGGCGATGTAGGACAAATATCTTATGTTCATTCAGATAACACTATGAGATTTTCAACAGGTGCCGCTGAAGAAATGAGATTAGAAAATGATGGCGACCTCCATGTAGATGGAGATGTTATTGCTTTCTCAACTACAGTATCAGATGTTGCATTAAAGTCTGATATACAAATGATACCTAACGCACTAGATAAGATTGATGAAGTCAGAGGCGTTACATTTACAAGACACAATGGACAGAAGTCTGCTGGTATTATTGCACAGGAATTAGAAAAGGTTTTACCAGAAGCAGTCAGGGAAAAAACCCTTGCACTTGTAGACGGCAAAACCTATAAAACAGTAGAGTATGACGCAATTCATGGACTTTTAATTAACTGTATAAAAGAGTTAAAAGAACAAATTAAGGAATTGAAAGATGGCTTTACAAAGTAGTGGTCAAATAAAACTAAGCGAGATAGCTGCTGAGTTTGGTGGCTCTGCACCTCATAGTTTATCTGAATATCACGACAAAGGTAATGCACCAGCTAGTGGTGAGATACAACTAGCAGCAGATTTTTATGGAACATCAAATAATATTTCTCTTAACACTACAATTACTTGTGGTGAACAAACATTAAAAGTTAATATACATAATCGTGGATTTATAAGTAGCAATGGTCGTACTGTAGGTACAACACAAGATAATGCTAATGGAACAACAAGTACAATCGGAAGTATAGCTAATAATAATATTAGTGGTGGTGGAGTTGTTTATTCAGTGTATGAAACAAATTCACCTTTACATGCATGTAGATTTAAATTTGAGATGTCAACTGGTGCAAATAATTGGACTTCTCTTACTGTTCATAATACTACTATTACTAGATTAAGTATGGCAGCAGCAGATAATAATAAACTATATACCATAACTTTAGGCGGAAATGGTCACTCAATTATACCTGCTTCAGGCTCAATAACTTTTAGAATTAACGCATAGGATAAACGATGGCATACACATTTACAGAAAAAACATTCACAACAGGCTCTACATTTGATTCATTGTATGCAGACAGTCTCGATTCTTTAAAAAGTGGAACAGTAGATTTTACTAATCGAACTACAGATGACGATAAGAAAAATTTTCTTATAGAACTAATGTGCAACAATAATTATGGTGGTATGAAAAATGTTGAAGTAGCTAAAGATGGTGAAGTGTGTATGTGGGTGCAAGGTTGGTTTAAAGATAATACTTATGTATGGCAAAATGTATTAGTAGGTAAAATAAACAACAGTAAAGCATGGACATATACCAGCGAGTTTCATCAAGCTAATAAAACATGGATTCAATCAAT